TTAATGGCAAGTCACCGCTTGTATAGGAGGTATGCAATGGAATATCTGAAATTCGGTGATACTGAAATAGCTGTGCCGACAACGTTCACAATAGATAAGAAAAAAATAATGTCCGATAATGCAGGGCTTTCCTCGACCTGCAAATATGTGGGTGACGTAAAGGGGCTACAGACCACGCTTCACATAGAGTGGGCAAACTTAAAGCCGCAGGAAGTGGCAGCTATAAACAGCTATGTTCTGAATATGCAGGACACTGACTTTCCTGTTACCTATCTTGATGAAACGTTCAACATGGTCACGGCACGTTTTAGGGCAGAGGGTACAACATATGAGCAGTGGGGTTGGGATAAGAAAAGACAACTTTGCAAGGTGCTTTCCCTTGACCTTTATGCCTATTCCGGTACAGGTGAGGTGACATAAATGTACACAGTAAGCGACATTGTATCATCAAAGATAGAGAGCTATTGCAGAACGTGGAGAATGGAGCTTGAAGACACAAACAACATACTTACAGGCGACAAGATAGTATCTGCAAGCAGTACAGTTCAAAGCACATCCTTGTCAGATGACATCGAGCTGGGCGCAGTATGTTCACAATCGTGGAACATGACCATAAGTGACACTGAAACAGCGTTTCTTGGTAAAGAGTATGACACATATCTGTATCTCGTAGACTACGAAACTAGCGGCATACTTGGCGACGAAAAAATACCAATGGGACGTTTCACCTGCGTGAAGTCAAAAAAGTCGGGCGGCAGCGTTCAGCTGACAATGGCGGACAGACTGTACTTTTCGGATAAACCATATGTGCCGCATATCCCTATGCCAAACTGGAATAAAGCCGTTGAAGACGACATTTGCAGACAGCTTGGCTTGCAGAACGGCAATGATTATACAGAGGTGCGACTACTGCGTGACAAGAACGGCAGAAGGCTGATAGATAAGAACGGCAAGGTGCTGTACTCAAAGTATTTCTATTTCAAGGTCAGCTCAGTGCCAAAGGACGTGACCATGCGGCAAATGCTGTCTTACCTTGCCTCAGCTCAGGGACAGTTCGGGTATGTTGACAGGTACGGAAAGTACGTCCGAAAGTGGTATGGCAAGTCTGTGAAAACATTGGATAACAATACGATAGACCTGCCAACACTGTCAGAAAGGCAGAACGCTATCGTGGGCATTATCTGCAAAGTGAGTGATGATGTAACGTTGTCGCTTGGTGTGACAGATACAACACAGGGACGTGTGCTAGAGTTTGAAAATCCATACATGACAGAGTCTTTGCTACAATCTCTGTGGCGCAGGATAGGAGGTTTTTCGTGGTACACTACCGAATTGTACCACAGACTTGGTGACCCACGTTTCGACATAGGTGACGTGGTGACCTACACCAACGGCGCAGACAGCTATGACATACCAATAACGAATTTAGGATTTACCTTTGACGGCGGACTGAGTGCTGATATTTCGGCGGTAGGTTTGTCGGTAGAAGAACAGCTTTAAGGGGGTGAGATAATGGCTGATGAAAATTTGACATTGACACAAGACATCACAGAAAATGACTATCCTATGCAACACGCAGGTGAGGAAATCGATGAAATACTGAGCCGAGCCGGCAAGATACACTATGGCACTGTGGAATACAAGATGACGAAAGCGAATCCATTGATGCAGATACCGCTTGGACTGACCTTTGCACCTAAACAGGTAATAGCAACGCTACGGCAGACAGACACACCAACACCATATCAGAACTACTGCACCCACGTTTATGGGTCAGGAACGTCATACTATATGAGTGTCTGCATGGGAGCTAATAACGGGCCAACATTGGAAACCGTTCCAACAGGAACATACTATGTTGACTACATTGCAATAGAGTAAAGAGGGGTGATTAAATGACGATAACATTAAATGCAGATTATGACGTAACACTGAACACTGCATTGCTGGGCTATGTCGGTGAAACTAATGCCCGTCCTGTGTCTGTCGAGGGCATGGAGATAGACGGCGCAGACCGCTATGTGCTAACGATAGACTACGGCGACGGCGTTCAGTACGAGGTCGATATCACAGGCGGACAGTGGACACCAACGGCTGATATACTGCGTTCAGCGCAGACAGTTTCGTGTCAGATATGTGCGAAAAAACTTTCAGGGCAGGAATACATACTGGTTAAAAAATCACGAATTTTCCGCCTGAGAATAGGTGCAGCTATCGGTGATAATGCTGTGCCGTCACCTGACGTGGCTATGGATGCGTTAGACCGCATAGATGCCATAGGCAGGCAGGCGCACGCAGATATGCAGACAGCTGTCACCGCCGCAGAAACGGCTACTACAGCGGCTGAAAACGCAAAAAAATCTGCCACAGCCGCAGAGAAATCAGCCGATACGGCAACGCAGGCGGCAAGCCGTGCGGAAACAGCACAGGCATCTGCAGAAACGTCCGCAACACAGGCAGACACCGCCATGCAGGGTGCAGAAAACGCACGTCAGCAGGCGGTCACATCACAGAATAACGCTAAAATATCCGCAGCGCAGGCGGCAACATCAGCACAGCAGACCGAAGCCGACAAGACCATAACGACAGGCTACGCAAAAACTGCAAAGACGGCGGCTGACAGCACTACGGCAGACAGACAGGCGGTGCAGACGTTGGCAGAACAGGTCACGGCTGACAAAACTACAGTGGCAGACCATGCCGCTAAGGTCGCAGAGGACAGAACAGCCGCTGAAACTGCTGCTCAGACAGCACAATCCATAGCTGATAGTCTGCCAGACGATTATGTGACAGCTGTCGGAAAAATCGCTGAAATAGCTAACCTAAAGCTGACGGATAAAGAATTGACAAGACGTGTAAATGCACTGTACGACATTGGTCAGGGTGTGACGCATAAATTTGAAACCGATAGTGAAACGGCATACGTTAAGACAGTGCCGACAGGCGGTAAGCTGATGTCGGTGAAGTCTGTGGGCGGTCATTCTGAGGTCATTGACGGGGAAATTGTTAGTGCTGGGGTGACAGAGGTTGTGGAGCAGGGACGAAATTTGTTTGATGTTGAAAAATGTGCAGCATTAGGTCTGTATTACGGTTTTGAAATTGACACAAATAAAACACTACAAATAGCCCTGAAAGACGAAAAAACGTGTCCGACAAATGTGTCGTTTGGAATTGTGTATGTTCATGGCAACACAATGGCAAACTGGCTGATTACATCGAATGGTGTCAGAGAAACTATAACAAATTCTAGGGATATGACCGATTCAACACAAATTATGGTGGCATGTTATCCAGGTAACAAAGAAACCATGCAATCAATAGCTGACGCATTTGATATAATGCTTGTGGATGGTATATACAAATCAGATACCATGCCTGCCTACGCCCCCTACCACAGCAACGTTTACCCAATCCCAGAAACCATTAGGGCACTGCCTGGCTACGGTTGGAGTGCAGGAACGGCACGAAACTACGTTGATTATGAGAATAAACGATACGTTCAGTGCGTTGGGAATATGGATTTGGGAACGCTGGATTGGGAATTTAATACGACTTCCAGTGTTGGAAATCATTTCTATGCGTACGTGAAACATCTCAATTTTAAATATCT